TATAAGTTGTATAAGTTGTATAAGTTGTATAAGTTGTATAAGTTGTATAAGTTGTATAAGTTGTATAAGTTGTATAAGTTGTATAAGTTGTATAAGTTGTATAAGTTGTATAAGTTGTATAAGTTGTATAAGTTGTTAGCTATTGTACAACTTCCCACTTATACATATTAGGTATTAATTTATACACTTGTTTAGGTCTATGTCTAAAGATGAAATGTTTACAAATATAACACTCAGCTATTTCCATACTCTTTGTTTGGGTTACACTTACAGGGAAGTGATTTAAACAGTTACACAATAAATCTTTTATTTTCATTATATAATTCCTCTATTGTTGAAGGAACTGAAACAATTCCCCTATACTACCATTTCATGTATCAGAATAGTGAATGGAACATTCAATTCTAGTTAAACGAAGTTTCACTTCATTCCCATATATATTGTTTATATGTTACGCCTTCTTCTAGACTCTATGTATTCTAACACATCAGAATCATATTTACCATTAATAAAGTTTACATGTTGGAAGTTACATCCACCTATTTTATAAGCATCATGAATATCATAACAGTGTAAAACCCTATAGTTTATCTTATATCCTGTATAAACACATGTAGCTGTTGTAGGGAAGTTATCTTTCCACACAATGTCTTTATGGAATTCTTCAAAGTTACCATCCTTAAAGTATTCTACAGCATGTGACCTATACTGGTATACCACTAGAACACGCACCTCATTCATGGTCAAAACCCTCAAATTTAACTTCTATAAGTCTTTCTTCTTCTTGTGTTTCTACTTTAGTACCTTCAATGTCAAAGTCATAACCTACATACTCTACATCAATGGTCATGTCCCAACCCCTATATTTCTCTTTTATAGTAATCATCTTAGCTATAACTTCATCGGGTGTACAACCATTAATACTTATACTGCTTCCTAGTGTTTTATTTAATTTCATAAGTAAGCCTCCTATCTTAACCAAGTTATTGGGTAATCATGTTGATTAGTATTATTTCTGTTTCTACAACAGACAGTTCAGCATAGAAGTGCATCATAGACTCACTTATAATAAAATCTAAGACACTTTCAGGAGTATAGTACATTCCACAGTCAAATTGTAACTCTTCTAAGGTTAAACTCTTAGACATATCCCAAATAACTTTATTATTATTGATGCTTTGTTCATTTGTCATGTAAACCCCTTATATTTCTCTTTTTATTTGACTGAAACGTAGGATACACCTACACCTCACCTTTGTCAACCCCTATACCCTAAAATATAATTAATATATACCTTGACTTTTCTCTTCTTTTAGGTTATCATTAATATAGACCTATATAGGGGTTATACAAGGTATATATATAACCTTATAAAGATAAATAATAATAAATAATAACCTAGTAATATATATATAATATATAAAACCCTATATACCCTTATAAAACCCTTATAAAGATAAATAATAATAAATAATAACCTAGTAATATATATATAATATATAAAACCCTATATACCCTTATAAAACCCTTATAAAGATAAATACTAATAAATAAAAATATAAAACCATTATAACGGTTATTATGGGTAATATACAAATTATAAAGGTTTATAAGGGTTTTTAGGGTAATATACAAATTATAAAGGTTTATAAGGGTTTTTAGGGTAATATACAAATTATAAAGGTTTATAAGGGTTTTTAGGGCTTCTAAACCTAAAAATTTGGTTTGATTCTTTGCTTTTAGTATTCCAGAACAACAGATTCCCGTTTAAGGCTCCTAAATAGCCCTTAGAGACATTTTAATAACAAGGTATACAATCACCCTAGTTAAGGCTTAAAGTTCCTCTAAGAGCTGTTTTATGAAGACTCAGGGGTATATACTTAATGATTCCTAAGTAAACTTACGCTTTCTATAGAATACCTCCTATTTCAGTAAGTCCACATAGCAGCTTCTTCTCGAAGATCAAAATGTAAGAATCTTGCACTCCAATTACCATGCTGCTTTACCCCAATTCCATTAATCAGAGGGTATTTAGCAATAATCCTCATAAGTCTAACAGCTTTACCTCCAGCTACCTGAATATCAATTGCTGCTCGTGTATGTTGTCCGGGTAATGCCTTAGCAAGTTCAACAGGGTGGTTTCTACATCGGTATCCAGAAGATACTGGCATAGTCTCTCCAAATTCTTCCCTAACAACACCCAGTATGTTCATTAACACGTTAAATTCATTATTTGGGTTGAGTTGTTCACAACCACATTTACACCTTAGTTCATCATCTGTAAAATACTTATATTTGTTCATACACTTTTACTCCCTTCTATTTGTAATTTTATTTTTCAGTTAAGTATTTATTATATATTTTGGGAAAAGTACACTCACCGCTTCTATGACGTATCTTCCATACCCTAGCAGAGACTTCACAGTGATCTTTCTCAATAGACTCTAATAAAAGGAATAAAATATTAACAAGCCAATTACCTTCACTGATATACCTCTTGTAGAGATATAACCTCCCACACATGCTAGCTCCTTTGGAGCCACAAGTAATGATATTAACTGCCTTACTCGGTACATACCCAAGGGCTTTATCTAATTTGAATAACATTAAGCTAGACCTCTTATTGTATACTTTAATTTTAAACAAAAGGGGAAAAGTTTATACTACTCTAGTAGAGGAAACAATTCCCTTTATGACTTTAGAGGTTAAACATCTTCCCCACGCAAGCGTTTAATTAACTTACCTTTAGTTTCTTGTTTATTCCCTTTAAAGCCTTTAGATATAACGAAAGCTACTAGGGCTACTTTGGTCATAGCTGTTAGCTCGGTGTCACTTGGAAGTTCATCTACAACTTCGTCAGGGTCTTGCGTAAGTTCTTCAGAAACTTCTACATGCTCAACAGCTTCATCAACACTAATTACTGAACCTTCTAAACCTTGTATTTGTTCTTCAACTACTTCTTCAAGATTTGGTTTGTCAAGCATAACCATAGTATATCCAGAATCTTCTAAACGAGCCTTATAGATACTTACTGGGGTTACTGATCTAATCTCACGACCATCAGCAGCAAGCTCTGCTACGATAGCTACCATCCCTGTCAGACCCCTTCCTTCAAATATCTTACCACAGTCTTTAACTCTAATGTCAAAGGAAGCCATTCGTGATACTGAACTTACTCCACCTGTATGTGCTCTAATATTACAAGAGGGTATTAGTCCTGCTTGTGATTCTACTATTACTTCCTGTATAAACTCTTGTAAGTTATTTGATTTAATTAATTTACTCATCTTCTAAATCCTCTTGTTGAAACGAACCATTCCAAGATTCGCTATACTCTTCAAAAATATCAAAGAAAGCATCTCCACTTCCTAAGCCCATTGTAGAAATATCCTCTCTGTTAGCAATTCTTCTCATAAGGGAATCACTACCACCTACATACTCGTGTATAGGGCTGTAATCGAAACAGAGACCTCTACACATGGTACACAAACCATCATGTTCCCCTGTTTCTTTTTGTTTATATCTTAATTCCATAGAGCTTATCACTCTATCGCACGACATACATCGGCTCACACATTGTACTCCTGTTTTTGAACGACTCACATTGGAATCATTAGTTCCGAACCTTATAATAGCCCGTTATATAGGTTCTATATATTACTTGTTTATTCGTTATAAGGTATTATATATCTCTTATATATGTTTACTTAAAGTAAAATTTAAAAGAGAAATAAGATAAAGGTAACTTCATATACCCTTATATGGTTTTTATTGTATCATGAGAAATCTGGTTTGTCAAGGGGTAATTTACAATTAAATCAATATTATTTTGATTATTATTACTTTTTGTAAGGATAACCCCAAATTATAACACAAACCTACCTAAAAGATATATAAATCTTATATAAGTATAAATAAAGCTTGACAAACGCCTCAACAGGTGTTAAACTAGCACTTAGAGATACAAGATTTATTTAAAGGATAAGCTTATGGCGAATTATAACTACAATCCTGATGTTGATAAGCCTATCTTTGATGTTGATGGTAACAAGCTTACAAGTATACCACATGCACCTAAAAAGCTTATATATAATGCTGATGGACTTAAGTTATCCAAGGTTACTCTGAACATACCACAAAAAAGTGGTTTTGGTACTAAAGAAAATGCCAAGAAGATTAACAGGATAGGAAGACCTAAAGGATCACGAACAAAAACAAAGAATACCTTACTCGACGCAATTAGTCGCTTTGAGAATTACCAATTAGATGCTGCTGAACTTATCGTAGCTGTTATGATGGGTGATGAAGCTAAAGTTGGTGGAGAGATTAAAGTTTCTGATAGGGTTGGTGCAGCTAAGTACGTTATTGAAGCACCTAGAAAAATGGATAAACCGAGTACAGATGAAAAGAGTGATTCACTCGTTGAAGATGAGGTTGAAGTAATAAAACCTTTGATTTCCCTTACTGTCTCGGATCGTTGACGGTAAACTTATGTTAAATAATAATAATAAAAATAAGAATATACCGTGTAATAACACTGGGGGTTTCTTGGTGGGGGTATGCTCATGATGGAACTTTTAGCTATGATGTGGAAACAACTAACTCATAATACTGCACTAGCGTTTATAGCTGTTGTCCTTATCTCAGGTTCTAATTCTTATGTAGCGTTAGAGTCCTCAAGAACAAACCATAACGTAGAAGCAACCAACAGAACAATGGTAGCCATTTCAGAAAGAAGTGAAAGTAATAGCCAGATTCTTGCAAAAACACAAAGAGATATGTTAAACTTGCAAGAGAAATTGTTTAACAGAGATTACGAACAGGATAAGGTTATTGCTCAAATTTATAGAGATATCCTTGACACAGAATCTCGTGTTAATAGACTAGAAGTACACAGTTTACAGAATAACCGAAAATAAGTAAGACTAGTCAGAAGATGCTAACCTGAACCATTAGGTTTACATAAAGGAGAAATCTTCCATTTTTATTTAAATAAATACTTGACATATAGAAAATCTGTGGTATATTAGTACATGGATAAGGGACAGGAACGGTTTCCTGCTTATCGTCACTCGTAAAGGGTTTAGCCGATAAATTACCCGGAGGTTGTATGAATATAGTATTCAACGTAGCAAAGTATTTACTCTGCATCGGGCTTATGGCACTAACGACAGTTGGTGTATTTGTGTGGTGTGTGGTACTAGGCAGTTACGCTAGTATCTTGTTCGGTCTAACGCTGATGATGATGTCAGCACTGTACGCTTATGGTACTATGAGATTAGTTACATGGTTATGGGTTCTTAAGTATGAGGACTTCATACGACCCAAAGAATAGAAGTGCTAGTTATAAGAAGCACGAAAAATAGTAACAGTAGCTACCTGTATAAAAGAAGCACTAATTAAAGAGTTTCTACTTAGGTGATAGCCGGGTAGACATGGTAGTAGATTAGGATAAATGTTGCATCTTTCTTCCGCTGAGTAGCCTATGTCGCTCATCTACCGAATAAGTTAATCGACGTATGCAAACGGTCTAAGTGGTTAACAACATACACAATTATAAGCTCGATTAGTTAACTCGGTATAACAAGGAACTTGTAATTCTTAGTAGGCAGTTCGAATCTGTCATTGAGCACCAAAAATTATACCCATTCTCTCTATTTCAATATAATATAATAAAAACTTACCCAACTGGAAAACTAATAATGGCAATAGCAACAGACATTGCAATTGATGGCACAGGAGCTATCTACTATAAAGGGGCTGTGCATGGTGCGGCTGGAGCCGGCTACTACACAGTAATTGAACTTCATAGATTTGTACAAGATTTAGCAGATGATGCTACTGCTGCTGGTGATGATCTTATTGATATCACAAGCACAACACCTTCCGACAGATCAACAGATAACATTATCTCTATCCTTACGGGTTACTTACTAGATGATACTAACGGTGCTGCTACAGACCCTATTACAGAACACTTGTATGATGGTTCTATTATTGAAGCAGACGGTACTATCTATGATGGTGTCGTGGTTATTGCTGGCGAAGGTATGGATTTGCAGATTATGCAAAACGGTGCTCAACTAGCCAATGACTACTGGAATACTATTCCGGATGGTCAGACTACCCCCGGTCTCAATAGAGATACAGCAAACGGTATCTCTCATAGATTTATGATTGAAGTGAACACTGCTGGCACACCTATTGACGGTAGACGTTTGATTGGTATGACTCGTGTTGACTTCTCTACAGACACAGTAGATGGTAAGACATTCTCAGAGTTTAAGATTAACGGTACTGCTCGTGGCAATAACGTGATGGCTCTGACTTTTGCGAATGACTTGAATGATACGTCATCTGCTGCTGCATTCTCCACTATCGCTAACATCAAAGAAGGTTATAATCTTTTAGATGTAAACAATGATACAGTAAACGAAGCATACTACTCACAGTGGAACAGAGATTCTTACACTATTAACCAATTCTACCAGAGAATGAAGTATTTGTCTCGTGGTGCTGCGGATAACGTAGGTACTCTTTACGGTATTGATGCTAAAATCTTCCGTGGTATTACACACGAAGTAGCTCTTACTGATCTAACAACTGGTATTTGGGTTGAACCTGAAGCATTGTCTTGGGGTACAGGCGCAACTGCTGGTACTGGACAATTACTTGCTATTGATAATACTGCTAGTGGTTCTGCTACTAAGTTATGGATGCAAATCCTAACAGGTGTTGCTCCAAATGCTAACACTATTACAAGTGCTACAAACGGTGCTACAGCAACAGCCGGTACAGTTGTAGAGCGTACAATCTCTACTCCTTTTGTTGGTGTATCAACTGGTACTTCACTTATTGGTTCATATGGTTTAGGTCTAGAAACAGCAGACCTAAGTTCTACAGATAAAGTGTTCGACTTAACAAATACACAGATTACACCACCTAACAATGTAACATTTACAGTGTCTGGTATTGTGTCTGGTGAAGATAGAGTCCTAGTTGGCCCTGATACAGGTGCTACTGCTCTTGCTGATGGTCAGTTCTTAGTAAGTACAGCTATTACAGGTGCTTCTACTTCACTTATTGTTAAAGTTGGTACAGAAACCCCCGGTACTGGTACTAACTCAGCTACTGATACACCTAATACTGGTACTATCCGTATCCAAGAAGATACTACAGGTATTTTCCAGCGTGTTGCTTATACTGGCTTTACAGTTGGTGCTGGTATTATGACCTTCACTGGTATTTCTGGCCCACCTATTGCCTCTATCAACAACAAAGTGTTCATCAGTTATATTGATACACTTGCAGGGGGTACTTCTGTAGCTTACTCTTCTGTTTATGTTGCAGATAGAGATGTATTTGTAAGGGTTCGTGATTCTGGTACTGCTGGTGATGGGTTTAGTATTAAGACTTTTGAAACCAAAGGTACAGTAGGCTCAAACGGCGGATCAACATCTGCTATTAGAACCTCTGACGAATAATAGAGTCCTCATAGGGGTAAATTTAAGAGAGGTTAATAGATGACAGTTACAGTTACTTGGGATGGCACTAATGGTGCTGGTGGTGATGGTGTTATTGATACCGCAGATAACGTAGGTAACTGGACTGCTATTAAAATTACTTCTGGTGGTCAAGCACCAACTGCTGTAGCTGCTGATGCTGCTTATGAAGGCACTAACAATGTTACCTGTCGATCTGATAACAAACGTGTATATATGTATACAGATATTGGAGTGGGTAACGAGTTAAACTTTACAGGTGGTGGTAACGCTGAAGGGGAGTTGATCTATATTTGGGTCAACTTCCTAGCAAGCTCTCTCTTGGGAACACAAGCTGCGGGTTCATTAGGTGTTTTTCTTGAATCATCTACACCTTCCTCTACTCAATACCACTTGTGGTACTTCTATGGGGCTGATAACTACACTGGTGGTTGGAAAAGGCTTGTACTAGATCCCACTAAGACAGTATCCGCTTCAAGCGGAACAGCTATTGACCTAACATCTGTTCGTTATATTGGGGCATTTGCACAAACAGTGGCTACTGCTAAGTTCGATAACTTTGTTGTTGACCAGTGTGCGGTTGGTAAGGGTATTAAAGTTACAGGTTCCTCAACATTAGGTTTGATGGAAGAGCTTCTGGCAAATGAAGAAGCTAATAGGTATGGGGTTTTAACCGCCCTAAATGACTCAGGAACAGCGTATCAATTATCGGGTAGATTAACTCTCGGAGATAATGTTGGTGTTCTTGCTTCAAATATCACAGATGAAGATTCAAAAATCTTCCTTGCTGAACCCCTTTACTATCAAGGTGCTGTTTTGGCGGCTGCTCCGTTAACTTATACGGGGTTGGATATTGTAGGTAATGCTACTGGAGCTACAGATGTATCTCTTGGACAGCAAGTAGGGACTACTCAAGGGCGAAACGGAATATCTATAATAGGAAATGACACCTATACTATGGATTTGGACACTGATGATACCGCTGTGGAATCTTCCGATTTCTTCGGGTGTACCTTAGAAAATATCACTGGTACTCTAAACATAGATGGTAATCATAATTTTGATTCTGTTACGATGGTTTCATGTTCTATATTGAATGTTGCAACAGGGATGACCATCAACAACCTATCTTCTGTAAATAGTGGTCAAATTATACTTACAGGTTTGGCAGCTCTTGTTGATAGTTTGGTGGTTAACAATGTAGCAACAGTGGCTATTACCGTAGCTGATCTAGGACAATTGACTAATTGTAGGTTTACCTCTGATGGAACAGGACATGCAGTAGATTTAGGTACAATCTCTGTAACAGACACTATGTCTTGGAATAACACCGACACAGGTTATGCTGGTACAAATGGAGCTACAGGCAACGAGACAATTCTTGTAAATGTAGCTACAAGCCAAACGCTAACAATCAATGTAGGTAGTGGGTACTCCACACCAACGATATATAACACCGGAGCTGGTACTGTTTCTGTTGTATCTGGACAGGTGACGTTAACTATCACTGTTAGAGACATTAATGATGCTACCTTATTAGAAAATGCAAGAGTTTATGTTACAGCAGCGGCTGGCGGCTCATTAACTGTTGGTACGGTTATTATAGATAAAGCTTTAACCAACGTTAGTGGTGTTGTAACTGACACTAGGAGTTATTCAACAGATCAACCTATTGAAGGTGTTGTACGATTTAGCACATCTCCTAATTTCTACAAGACTTCCCCGATATCTGGTACTGTAAATAATGCCAGTGGATTATCACTAAATATACAAATGATTAAGGATGTGTAATGTCGGACAGTATGGAACAAAGAAACATACTAACTCTCCACGAGGTTATTAAAGAACAAAGAACCAAAATTAATGATCTTATAATAGGGTTACAAACTACTAATAATAATATAGCTATCCTTCAGGCAGACTTACAAAATACCAAACAGATGATTGCTGTACTTAAGGGTATAGGGATGGGGAGTACGGTGCATAATTAATGGCTATCTCGATTGATTGGGGGCAGCGAATTATTAATATTCCTAGAGCTGATATGTCTCTGGTTCAATCAGTCCCCACAGAGATCAGACAGCTTAATTTAGACACATTCAGAAGAACTCTTAAAGATTTAGAAGATGATCCAGAGGGAATGCCCTTTCCAAATACACACAACCACAATACTACAGTGGAAGTAGGAGGGGTTCTTCTTTCTCGTGTTATAGAAATTATTAATGGATACAGTATTACTTTTGAAGACGGTCAATATGCTGTTAACTTAGTTGGTGCTAATTCTAATGTAGGGGATGTTGTTAACGTAAACCAAGTATCTGTGAGGTCTGCTAATTCAGCCGGTCTACAGGATTTGTCTACATTACTTTCCTCTGCATATCAAGGTAAAGTTGTACTAGATATAATAAGAGGACAGGCGGGTACAGATGTACCTATTGGAACCTTATTTAGTCCGAGTAATAACGCTATACAGGCTATTCAGATAGCAGATAATCAAGGTATTGATATCATAAGTGTTACTGGAGACTACACCTTTGACACTGGACACGACATAAGCAATAAGCGGGTAGAAGGTCAAAACATGACCTTGAGCACAATTATAATAGAACCGGGAGCCAATGCTTTACAGTGTGAGTTCTCTGAATGTCACTTACAAGGTACTCTTGATGGTGGGTCTACTGTAGAAAGGAGTCTAATCACTACATTAAATTATGTAGATGGCTTCCTACATGAGTGTGTTCTATCAGCAGGGTTAATTACATTAGGAAATAATGCAGTTGCTTACTTTCTACATTGTTACTCAGGTATTCCGGGGGTTGGTACTCCAACAATAGATATGGGGGGTACTGGACAGTCCTTGGCTATGAGAGGGTACAGTGGCGGTATACAGCTTAGAAATAAAACTGGGCCAGAGTCTGTATCTATTGATTTACAATCTGGTAAGGTTATCTTAGAAAACACAGTTGTAGCAGGAACTATTGTTGTTAGAGGTGATGGTAAGCTAACAGATATCAATGGTAATCACTTATTCTCTGGAACATGGAATGGTGGAGTTACTATAATCAATGAAACAACCAGTATGCTTCACGACCACACCTTAGAGTCTATTGCGGGTGCAGTATGGGATGAACGCTTAACAGGTGCTACCCACAACATCCCAACATCAGCAGGAAGAAGATTACGAGAATCCTCATCACAAGTAATCACAACAGGGACAGCGATTGGTTCAGGGACAGGCAGTAACCAGATACAATTAAACGGTGACGCAAGTACAATTGATAATGCATACGATCCCGCCTCTGTATCTATTGTTGGTGGCACTGGCTTTGGTCAATCTAGGGGAATCATACAATATGAAGGTTCTATTAAGTTAGCTACAGTAGATAGAAACTGGAAGGTAAACCCTGATAATACATCTGAATATGTTATTTTTGGATGGGTTGGCAGAGAGCATGTAAATGAAGGTTTGGCACAAGCTGGCACTGCTAATACAATTACACTAAACTCTTTAGCTAGTTCGTCAAATGACGTTTACATTGGTCAGCTTGTATTTATTAGATCAGGAACAGGTGACGATCAAGTGGGCAATGTTATTGCCTATGATGGGACAACTAAGATAGCAACTGTAGCTCATAATTGGGCTGTAACACCTGATTCAACTAGCGGGTACGCTATGCTTCCTTTACAGAGTAGTAATGACTTAGTAGCAGAGGCTGTCTGGACATATACGAGGCCATAACTATGGACGCTTGGAACACCATGTTATCCACAAGTACAGCATCTTCTGGTGCTGATGCTTGGGTACATCTAAACAGTCAAGGGATTGGAGGGGGGTTTATAACTATCCCCGTATTATCTGAAATAAACATAGAAGTCTCAGGAATGGAAACTATTGCAGTTAATATTGCTGAAGAAAAGAAGATTCCTATTCTTATTAACGATAATACTATCTCAGTAAAAGACTCAGAATCAGAGATATCCGTATTTAAAAACAACACAACAATACCAATAATCAAATGCTAAAGGAGTATTAATTAAGTGGATTGGAGATATGATAATTCTACCGACTCCTTCAGTTTAGACATTGGGGAGTTTATATCAGCTAGAGGAATATTAATTGCTGACATTACTGAAGCAATCTATATGGTTAAAGCTTCTAGATCAGATACAGACTTAGCGGCTCTAGCCACACTTACCATAGGCGATGGTATTACTAAAGTTGCTGCCTCTGGAACAGAACCTGACAAACTTACTATCAAGTTTAGAGAAGCAGATTTTGGAGTAGGGTTCTTAGAAACAGATGCCCCACAATATTACACTGGAGCTGGGATTAAAATTGCAGGGTACACAAAGTACGTTGAAATGGACTTAGCTGATAACAGGCTAGTGATAATCCCTGATTTTATACACGATTAAAATTAAATTAAAAATAATGCTTGACTTTTTTAAAAAGCATGGTATATTAAATACATAGTTGATGTGGAGGCACAATGGCTAAGAAGCAATATGGCCCTGCATCACTAAAGCAGGAAATGTATGTAAACTCTAATGCAACTATCACCGTTTTTGGTGGTGCTGCTGGTAGTGGCAAATCTTATATGGGTCTTATGGACTTACTTAAGTGGGTACACATGCCATCATTTCGTGGTGTTGTTTTCAGACGTACTACTCCCCAACTTAAAGGTGTTGGTGGTATGTGGGATACAGCCCAAGAGATGTATACAGAGTTATTTCCTAAATTACAGGTAGCATCCAAAGATAGTAAAATAACGTTTCCATCTAAAGCTCAGATTATGATGAAACACATGGAACACGTTAAAGATAAATTTAACATCCAAGGATGGCAGATATCAGAAGCACTTGTAGATGAAGCTTGTCAGTTTGAAGAAGAACAGATTATGTATATCATATCTCGCCTTCGTAACACTACTGAAAAAGACTTTAAATCTCACCTTAAAATGACTTGCAACCCCGATTACGATTCTTTCTTAAGAGTATGGCTAGAGAAAGCACAATACTTAGACAAAGAGGGTTTTCCTATTGAAGAACGTTGTGGGAAGTTAGTTTATTGTGGGCAGGTATCAGGTGGTATGGAGTTTGAACAATCCCTAGAAGATTGGGAAGAAAAATACCCAAAATCTACACCTTTAACCTTTTGCTTTATTAATGCTACTTGCAAAGATAACCCTATCCTTCTTGAAATGGAACCAGATTATCTTTCTAAACTAGAAAACTTACCTAGAGTAGAATGTGATAGGTTGTTACACGGAAACTGGTATGCTCGTGAAGAAGCATCTGGTTACTGGAAAAGAGAGTGGTGTGGAGACCCCATATCGCTATACCAAATCCCACAAGGGCTTAGAACAGTTCGTAGTTGGGATATGGCAGCTACACTACCTTCAGAGATATACCCTGACCCCGATTTTACAGTTGGTATTAAAGGTTGTGTTGATGGGGAAGGTACAGTGTACATAATGGACGTTAAGAGGTTCAGAGAAAGACCAGCCGGAGTTATTGATAAAGTATTAGGCTCTGGTTTAACCGATGGACAGGATTGCACTATAACAATCCCGAAAGACCCCGGTGCTGCTGGCAAGGCTGCTGCTGATAATGTAACTTCTAAATGCTTTGAAGCTGGATTTACATGCAGACAGAAACAAACAAAAACAGGTAAAGATAAAAGATTTGAACCTGTAGCTGCATTAGCAGAAAACGGAATGATTAAAATAGTTAAAGGGGATTGGAATAAAATATTTCATGATGAACTTGAGGCTTTTGGATCAGGAAGAGGACACGATGATATCGTTGATGCTATAGCCGATTTAGTGCATGAACTATGTCAAAGAACAGCAATACCAAGCTTCTCTTGTCCAGATGGACTTTTACAGACAAACCCATTTAATAACCCCTTGAGGATTTAAACTTTGAGTAACAACCCAACAGATGTAAAGCTCCTCAGTGAGGCTGCTAGGGTGGTTATGCCTGAACTAGGAAATTCCGGTTTAGCTAATCCTCTAGGACTTATTAGGGATGACTTTTATAGAGAGCTTGAATACCCTTTAGCTGCAAAAACCTTTAAGAATATGACATACCACCCTACTGTATCTTCAGCTATTACAGTTATTGAAGACACTATTCGTAGAGTTAATTGGTCAGTTGAAGCTCCTAAAGATGCCACTCCTGAAATGAAAGTACGAACAAAGTATATTGAGTCTTGTATGCACGACATGGATAGGACTTGGGCAGAATATATTCAAGAGTTCTTATCTATACTTATTTACGGTTTCTCCGTTAATGAGAAAGTCTGGAAAAGGCGTACAAAAAAGAATAACAAGTCTAGACATGATGATGGTTTAATCGGTTGGAAAAGATTACCTTCTAGAAGCCAAGCATCTATCAAACGTTGGGTTTGGGATGACGAAGGTAGAGACCTCATTGGTGTTATCCAAGACCTTTCACAAGTTAAAGGTGGTAACCTTAGATATAACGTTGATGGAACCTTGATAGGTATTCCTAGATCAAAATTCTTACACTTTAGACACAATGCACAACTAGATAATCCAGAAGGAAATTCTCCACTTAAACAAGTGTTTATACCTTGGAGTTATCTAACTACTATTGAGGAATATGAAGCAGTTGGAATTAGCCGTGACATGAACGGTATGCCAATGATTAAGCTTCCCCCTGAATACATGGCAGCGAATGCCTCTGATGATAAGAAAGCTGTTTTTGAGTATATGAAACAAGTTATCAGAAACATTAATGCTAACGAACAATCTGGATTAGTATTTCCTAAGTTTGTAGACCCTGATACTAAAGCTGATGCTTTCGAGTTTTCACTAGTTGGTACTCAAGGTAATAAGAACTACGACACTGACGCAATCATTCGTAGGTACGAACAGAAGATTCTTATGACCTTCTTAGCTGATGTACTTCTTTTAGGTCATAGTGCTGTAGGCTCTAATGCGTTAGCTTCTGAAAAGTCAAGTCTTTTAGCTGTTAAAGTTGAAGCTATCTTAGCTCAAATTGTAGACATTATTAACACAGACTTGATACCACATACCTTCCGTATGAACGGTTGGGATGACACTATCACACCTAAACTTACTTTTGACAGTTTTGAAGATACTTCTTTAGATGAAGTCGGTAAATTGGTTCAACGTGCAGTATCTGTTGGAGCTATGTCTATTGACGAACCACTGTCTAACTACCTGAGAGACCTTATAGGGGCTTCTGACGCTGATCCTTCAGCACCAGTGCTAATGCCCTCTGACTCTATTAGTAGTGCAGGAGAGGGTTTTAAAACGGCTGGAGAGGGTACTGCAACTTCTCCCGGTGGAAGTGATAGTTCAAGTAACAATAATGATAACGCGAGTTAACTTATGACAGATATAAAAAGTGATCTACTAAAAGCTTTCACAGAATTGCTTGATAAAGCTATTGGTGATCCAAATAAAGAAGTTGAAGCTTTAGCGGTTGTTCCTGAAATTACTAAGGCTGTTGAAGTAGAACAACGGAAGGCTCTATTTATTGTTCTAGAGCCATGTGGATTAGATAACCCTGATTTACACGGGGATATTTATACCGCAGAAGAAGTTGAGAAAGCAGCAGATAACTTTAATCGTTTCTGTGGAAAAGCAAGCATTCAACATTTAGTTCAAACAGAGAAAGCTGAAATACTTGAATCTTATATTACACCTGTGAGTTTTGTACTAGATACAGGTAAAGTAATCCAGAAAGGTACATGGCTCCAAAACTGGTATTTCCCTGAGACAGAAGATGGGGAAATGTTATGGAAAGATGTTAAGGAAGGTAAATTCACCGGACTAAGTATTGGTGCTAAAGCAACTACGGAGGAACTCTAAATTGAGTATCACGCCTAAACGTAAACTAACAAATATAGACTTCTCTAGTGAGGGTTGCCATGTAGCTCTTGTTGATAAAGCTGCTAATGGTCATGAAGTTCTTATCATGAAAGCAGTAGAAGAAGAAATTAATAAAGCTGAAGTACAAGTTAAAATGGATGTAGTTAACTTCCTAACAACTTTCTTCAATATGTGGTCTTACGAGGCTGCTACATTGGCAGAAATATTCGGGGTAGAAACTGACTATTTTGATGAAGACTTTAAGTTTGAAGAATTTAACTCTATTGGTGCTTCTGAGGTAACACTTATGAAAGCTGCTAGTAAGGTTGAAAAGACTGAGGAATCCCTCGTCGATTATATAGGTACTCTAGAAATGGAAGACCTAAACACTCTCAAAGCTTTTGCTGAGGGATTTAATGAAAAACTACAGGAACATAGCAATATGACTGACGTTAATAAAGCTGCTGAAATAGAAGTAATTCTTGCTAAAGCAGTAGAAGAAAAAGCAGCAGTTCAGAAGTCTCTCGATGAGGCCAATGAAAAGCTAGAAGCTATCCAAAAAGCAGAACAAGAAAAAGTATCTGTATCCTTTATTGAAAAAGCTAAAGGCTTTGGTGCAGAAACTGATGATTTAGGTCTTGCTATGGCAAGTATCTCTGCTTCAGAAGAAGGGTTGTTAGTAATTAAAGCTTTGGAAGATGCTTACACCAAGCTTAATGACACTATCGAAAAAGAAGCTGGTTTTTCAGGTGAGGCTAAAGAAGATACAGAAAGCCCTATCTTGAAAGCTATGCAAATTAAATATAAAACTAAAACAGCGTAATCTAGGAGATATTAAATGTCTGTACTCGCTACTGAAAAAGCTCGTCTGAGCAATCTTGTAAAATACGAAGAAGGTGGTCAAAACTACTTTTCTCGTGACGAAGTAACCGCTATTCTTGGTCAAACAATCAACATCGGTTCTGTACTTGGTAAAATCACTGCATCTGGCAAATATATCCTATCTGACGCTGACGCTGCAGATGGTTCTGAAGTTGCTGCTGCTGTCTGCTTGCAGAACCTTGGTACTCTTGCTGCTGATGCACAGTGTATTGTTCTGGTTCGTGATGCTGTCGTTAACCAAGAAGCTCTCGTTTGGGATGCTCTGAATGACGCTCCTGAAATCGCAATTGCTGAAGCTGAATTGGAAGCCCTCGGCATTCTGGTTCGTACTGGTCAATCCGATTATACTTTCGTAGTATAATTAAAATAACTAATTAAGGAAAATATTAAATGTCTAATATCGTTACTCTAGGTGACTACAATAAGTTCACCGACCTTACAGATGCAATTCAGTTTGTCCCTAATAAGTGGACTCGTATTGGTGATCTTGGTCTGTTTACTCCCCGTGGTACATCTCAACTGTCCGTGACCTTTGACCGTGTAGATGGAAAATTGTCTGCTCTGGAAGCTCGTCAACGTGGTGTTAACCCTCAATATGGTTCTAACGAAATCGTTAAAACTTTCAGCTATGCAACTGCATACTTCCCAGCTAACGATAAAGTAGCTCCTGAAGATATCCAAGGTCGTCGTCGCCCCGGTGCTGCCGATCAAACAGATATGGTTACTGAAGCTGTTGCTCGTAAACTAGAAAACCTTCGTATGGCTCACGCACAAACTCGTGAATATATGGAAATGCAAGCACTGAAAGGTCTTGTTAGCTCTCCAGATGGTACTGTTTTTGCTGATCTGTACACTGACTTCGGTTTCACTCAAAAGTCTGTTGACTTCTTGCTTGGTACTGCTACTACAGACGTTGATGCTAAAATCCGTGAAATGATTCGTCATATCGAAGATAACGCATTCTCTGGTGGCTCTATCGGTGGTATCCGTGTATTGGTTTCTCAAGAATTCTTTGATAAACTGATTGGTCACGCTAACGTTCGTGAAGCCTACACTCACTACCAAGCTAACAACCAAGTTGGTGGTGGTCAAGTTCTTCGTGATGACCTTCGTCGTAGCTTTGCTCACCAAGGTGTAATCTTTGAAGAATACCGTGGTTCTATCACTAAGATGGATGGCACAGTTGAGCGTATGATTACTGCTCAAGAAGGACACGCTTTCCCTACTGGTGCTGAAGGTATGTTTGAAACATGGTTTAGCCCTGCTCACCACATGGATTATGTTAACACTGTTGGTGAAGAAGTTTACGCATGGTCTATCCCTGCTGTAGATGGTAGCGGTATTGAGATTTACTCTCAGTCTGCTCCACTTCCTTTGTGCAAACGCCCACAAGCTCTGGTTAAAGTTCTTACTTCTAACTAAGAGTTATAAGATACGGGGGGCATTAAGTTGCCCCTTTTATTTTTATGTTTTTACTAAGAGGATAATATGGCTTTTCCACAAGATAGTTTAGACCCAGCAACAAATGCTGTGGACAGAGTAAGACTCTTAGTAGGGGATGTTGATCCCGGTGATGTTGAGTTTGTAGAACAGCTTTACATTTACTTCTTAGATAGTAATGCACAAGATGAAAACCTTTCGGCTATACAAGCTCTTAAAGCTCTTGTAGCTAAATACGCAAAGGCAATGGATGAAGTTGTAGGTGATGTACAAATCACCCTTAAACAGCGTTATGAAGGCTACAAAGACCTTCTAGATACTTACCTTAAAGACCCTGCTTTCGGATTCTTAGGGACTATTCAACCTTATGCTGGTGGATTAAGTTACTCTGAAGGAAGAACAGATCAATTAAATACAGATTTAAGAGGTGTATCATTCTCAGTTGGGTCTTCTAAAAATAGAGGACAGCTTGGTTATGATGCAGCTTACTACAAAAGTAATAATGGTTTGTTTGAAATCTGAGGTTAAATATGCCATCAATTAGAACAACTGTTAAAGTAAAGATGGATACTAAAAAATTTAAAAAATTTAGTAGTGCTTTTAAAAAACAAAAAGATGTAACTGTTAAAGTTGGTCATTTTGGAAGTAAGACACATGGAGAAGGCCCAGAAACAATAGCTGGTGTCTCCCTAATAAACCAACAAGGTAATAGTGAGATTCCTGCAAGACCTTATATGGAGTACGCATTAAGTAATCCTGAGTTTTTAAAGGCATATAAAAAAGCCTTAGCAAGGATAGCGGTTGGTAAGTCTACAATTACTAAAGAACTCCCAAAATTAGGTGAGATGCTAAAAGAGATTATGGTTAGAGTTATTCAATTAGCTGGCCCCGGTTTCCAACGTAACTCAGCAGCAACTGTTGCTAGAAAGGGAGCAGATACCCCTCTTATAGAGACCTCAGAACTAATGGCTGATATTGAAAGCAAGTTAGTTAGAGATACAGGTAATAAACGTAGAACAGGGTTAAATACGGTGGCTCAATAATGTCAAGTACCTTACCACAGTTATGTACTCTCTCAGGGCAAACTGTTGATAGAAAACGTAGAGGTGTTTCCACTTATGTAGGTGGAAGATTAGTAGATGGTACAGACACACTTACCACAGGCTACTTTGCCTCAGTACAACCCCCTAACAGAGACCACATAAATTACATAAATCAATCCTTAGAAGGGACTAGGACTAAAGCTTGGATATCTGTGTATTGTGAACTTAATACTTTCAGAGAAGCAGACGATAGAAACAACATAAGAGCAGATATCGTTATATTCGAAGGAAATGAATACGAAGTTCAAAGAGCAACACATAGAACTGGTAGACACTTAAACCACGATATGATATTAGCTGTGAGGTTAGATTAATGGCTATAGATATTAAAGCTCTAGAAGACAGCGTACAAGCTATCCTAGAGCCTGTAGTACAGGCAATTGATGCAGCAGCTATATTAATTATAGAGCCAAATAACGGAATTGTACCTAGTACATCTTACGCCTCAATGAAGACTTTCCCACTAAGTAAAACTGGGTTCTCCATTGTAGGTGACGTAGATGATAATGGGGACATTCCAGTAAGAGCGGAATATGATATTACTTTCCAATTCTCTTCCTTTGGCCCTAACTCAAAAAACATTATATCAAATTTAAGTTTTGCTATTACGGATAATATTATTATTCACGAAAGCTTAACTTCTATAAACCTCTTCCAATTCGATTCACCGATTATTACAGATATACCTGTGTTCGAAAATACAAATTGGGAAGAGAGGAACCAATCTACAATATCATTTCACTACGCCCATGAAGAACTTGTACACGTTAGTTTAATTGAACAAGTTACTATTGATGGTCTGTACAGAGATATTGCGGATAATATTGTATTACAAACTTCCCAAACTATAAACGCCCCTTAAAGGACAAAATAAATGAGTGATATTGAACAAATCATTGATGTACAGGTATCTCGTGAATCTACTGCGGTAACGCAAGCTGGATTTGGAGTTATGATGTTTCTTGATCTACACAAAAGGTTTAATGAAAGAGCCGCAGAATATTCTAACTTAGCAGCTATGGTTAGTGCTGGTTTTGAAGTAACAGATAAAGCTTATCTTGCTGCTTCTGTATACTTCGGTCAACCTATTTCCCCTACTAAAATAGTCATTGGTAGACAAGCTGCTGCTGACGTACAGGTAATTACTTATCTTGCTGCTGCTGGTGCTGGTGAAGTATACACAGTAACTATAGATGGTGGTAATGGCCCTGAGATCTTCACATACACATCTACTGGTGTTGAAACAGCAATCGTTGTTGCTGCTGGTATGGAAGCTCTAGTTAATGCCTCTGGTACTTTAGCGGTTACTCACGACGATGCTGCTGCTGATGGTACTGCTACACTTACTCCTGATATTGCTCTAGCTCCATATACTCTTAAGCTTTCTAGTAATATTACAGACGCACTAACTACTACTGAGACTCTTACAGACGCTCTTGGGTTGGTTGATGCGGCTTCTGACTTCTACGGAATATCTACATATACTCACCTTGAAGCTGATATTCTTGAAGTCTCTGCTTATGCAAACGCTGGTAAATTTATCTACGGATACTCAACAGCTAATGCTACGGACAAGACTACAGCCCTTACAGCTATTGGTGGTCAACTAGAAACTTTAGCCTATGACCGTTCTTTCGGTACTTGGGATGAAGAAGCTGGTGTTGGTAATAGTGATGCTACTGAGTATCCTGAAGCTGCTTGGATGGGTGATAGGTTCCCTACTGCACCCGGATCATCTACTTGGATGTTTAAAACTTTAAGTGGTATCTCCGTTGACAACCTTACTACTATAGAGTCCACTAACCTACGCAACAAAAGTATTAATACTTACGAAACTATTGGCGGTGTCAATATTACTCGTGAAGGTAAAGTTGCTTCTGGTGAATATATTGACGTTATTCGTGGCGTTGATTGGCTTGAATCTAGAATGGAAGAAAGAATTTATAGTAGGTTTGTAAATCTTCCTAAGATACCTTATACAAATGCTGGTATTGCAATTATCGAAGCTGAAGTTAGAGCACAATTGCAAGAAGCTATTACAGCAGGGGTTATTGATGGAGAACAAGCTATTATAGTAACTGTTCCTAAGATTTCTCAAATTAGTGTCAACGACAGAGCTAACAGAATCTTACCAGCTATTACTTTTGAAGCTAAACTTGCTGGTGCAATTCATAAAGCTACTGTACGCGGTACTGTTACAGTATAACCGATTATTGGAGGTATGCTTTTGTCCTCTCTCGCACCCTCACGGGTATAGGTATGCCTCCTGCCTAAGAGAGAGAGACATTTATACTTAATTCATAGAAGGAATAATTATTGTGGCAGTAAAAACATATAGCCCTAAAGATATTACAGTTATTGTAGCTGGTACTATCATCACTGGATTTGCAGAGGATACTTTTGTTACACTTGAAAGAGATTCAGACGCATTTGTAAAAATTGTAGGTGCTGACGGTGAAGTAGCACGTTCTGCTTCTGCTGATCTATCCGGTACAATCGTCCTAACACTCTTAGGCACAAGTAATAGTAACGATATACTCTCTGCACTTTCATCAGCAGATCAACTTTCTTTGTCTGGTGAATTCCCGGTTCTTATTAAAGATGAACTAGGTAATTCTCTACACACAGCACCTTCCGCTTGGATTCAAAAGACCGCATCCAAAGAATACGCTGCTGAAGTTGGTGATAATGAGTGGACACTACAGTGCTCTGAATTACTAGAGTTCGTAGGAAGTAACTAAATAACACTAAGATAATAATCTGTATAAGGGTAACAGTAAGACACCTCATACAATAAACGTTCTATTTCAGTGATATGATCCTTGGTATGATTTAAAAAGGCCAACTTAACCTTATTTGGAGGCAAATACATATGACAACTATTATAGAAGATAAAGAAGTAACTATAGGCGAATCAGATTACAGAATACAACCTTTTCCAGCCTTTAAAGGTCTTACTATACTTAAAAAATTAACAAAAATTTTAGGCCCAAGTATGACAGCCCTAATGGGTAGTTCTGATGGAGGAGAAGTTGAAGTAGGTAGTCTTGAGAAAGCTATTGAATTGCTTGTAGAGAATTTTGATGGTGACGGAGTGGAAGCTCTTATAAAAGATTTGATAGGTTCTGTAACTAAAAACGGAAAACCTATTCAATTTGATATTGAATTTATGGCTGACTACGGAAAACTGTTAAAGCTTGTAGCGGAAGTTGTTAAACTTAACTATGCTTCTGTTTTTCAACTAGGCGGTTTTCTCCAAGATTAGAGTCTGAGGGTAAAGAGAAATCGTCGTTACTTCTTAGAATTGAAAAGAAATCAGAATTAAACTGGTTTATTTGGAGGCCCATTCTAGCTAAAGTTGTTACTCTAGAAGAATTAAAAACCTCGTATACAACCCAAGACTTGTATGACTTACATGAGGCTTTAGACATTAAACAGGCAATAGAAGAAGCTGCTAGTGAAAAAGCCAAAAAAGCGAAGTAAATATTATTAATTTAAGAGGTTTTAATGTCTAAGAGTGTACAAATAGCCAGCGTCTTTACCGCTATTGGCTTCAAAGTTAATAAGAAAGATTTAGACAAGCTTCAAAAACAATTAGTCGACCTCAAAAAACAACTAACTAAGTTACAAAGTGTTGCGAAGCTTAATATAAACCCCAACACACAAGGACTGCAATCAGCTCGTAGAGAGCTTATGGGCATTAACAGAGAACTAGCTAAGATAAAAACTAAAGCGATCAGGGTTAATGTTAACCGTGGTACTACAGGTAGCGGCGTTACAGGTAGTAGAGGATCAACTGCTAGAGGTGTAGCTGGTGGTGCTTTTGCGGGTAGTGCTTTATCAGATGCAGGGCAGTTTAGTAGGGGGGCTGGGGCGGTAGGTATAGCCGCTTTTGCAGGAGCTGGTATATTCCAAACTACAGCTAAGATTGATGCTATTAAAAACGCCTTGGGTGCTGCCGCTGGTGGTGCTGAAGAAGGTGCAAAGCAATTTAAATTTCTAGAAGATACATCTGAAAGAATTGGTATTAACTTAATTGATAATGCTAGATCCTATCAAAACTTCTTAGCTGCTTCTAACGCTGTAGGTTTTAGTACAGACAATGCTCAGAAATCTTTTACCGCTACTGCAAGTGCAGCTAGAGTATTAGGTTTGAGTGCTGCGGATACTAATGGTGCTATGAGAGCGATGACTCAGATTCTGTCTAAAGGTACAGTACAGGCTGAAGAATTGAGAGGCCAGTTAGGTGAGAGAGTTCCCGGTGCTGTAGGTATGATGGCGAAAGCTGTTGCTGAGATGCAAGGGAAAACTGAAGTTACCGTACAAGAACTAGGTAAGATGTTAGAACAAGGGGAAATCATCTCTAAAGATGTTATGCCTTTCTTCTCTAAACAATTACTTAAAATGGCAACTGCCCACGGAGCATTAGAACATGCTCAAAAGACTCCACTAGCTAACTTAGAAAGAATGAGGAATTCTTTTGTTAAGTTTCAGGATGCTATTGGTAGATCAAACTTTGTTTTTGAATTATCTTTATTGTTTCAACAACTATCAACTGGCATGAAAGAATCTACTAAAGAGGGTACTATTCTTGGGGCTGCGCTGGGTATTCTGATGAATGTGTTCCAAGCAATAGCTGGGATACTAACAGCATTTCCGGGTTGGCTTAAAGCCCTCTTTGTGATTTGGGGGGCGTTGATGATACCCCTGTTAATTCCTTTATTGGCTATAGCCGCAGTATTACTTTTAATTGATGACTTTATTAGTCACATGCAAGGTAAAGGTGGTTTCTTTACTGATCTATTAGGTGAGGATGGGTTCTTTAAATTCATTGATAGATTTAAGTCTGAAATGGAAGGTATTGCTGATGCTTTTTGGGATAGGTGGATAGAAAATCTTACTTGGATTCCAAGAAAAGGAGCTAAGATAGGTCTAGCCGCAATTAGTGCAATAGCCAACCCTAAACAAGCTTATGATAAAGTCCAAGAATTCAGAGCTAATAGGGAGGCAACTGAAAGGGGTCTTACTTTATTAGTACCTGAGCAAGGCCCACCAGAGGACACTAGAACAATTTTCCCTGTTGGTGGAAGCCCTGTTGAAGTAATCATCTCCACAACAGAAGAATTGTCTGCTACCGTTAAAAAATATGATAGAGGAGGTTAGTCTTGGCTGACTTAAGACAGACACTAAACAGACACTCTTTCTTAGAAAGATCAGATGGTGTAAAGCTATACTTCGATGCAGTTACTCGTAGAACCGATGCTAAAACTGCAAGAGTATCAAATCATCCAGTAGAGAATGGGTTTATTATTTCCGACCATGTACTTGTTGAGAACACTAAGTTGAGTGTAGAGGGGATTATTAGTAATGCTAATAACTCCCTTCTTAACAGAGCGGTGGGTATTATAAGTGACCAAGAATCAGCTAGACAATTCTTGAACGAAGTTTTTAATGCTAGAAAAGTAGTCACTTTAGTAACTCCAGAAGAAATTTATGATAATTTGATTATAACTTCCCTACAATTTACTAAAGATAAACCTACCAGACAAGAAATTAACTTCTCTTTGAGGTTAGAAGAGATTAGAACAGTGGTTTCTAAAACTGCACTTGTCTCTGCTAAGACAGTGGACGAGAGTATACTAGAAGCTATCCAAAATGAAAATAAATCTGGTAAAGTTACTACTAGTACAGTAACAGGAGATGTAACTGCGCTGAAAAGAGCTGCAACAACTTTACGAGAAGGTCTTCAAGTTGAAAGATTTTTAGACAATTTACTTGGGAGACCTTAAGGGATACTTATGGCACTAGAAATAGAATTAAACCCAATAGCTTTTAACACTTTCTCTGTCACTCTAGACGATGAAAACTATGTATTCCAAACTATATGGAGCAGTAGAGGAGATTTTGGAGGTACTTGGAGACTTAATATTCTAAACGGACAAGAAGAACCTATAGTACGCGGTTTAGCCCTGTACCCAAACAGGGTTCTTAATGGCGAATATTTTTATAATAGATCACCAAAAGGTTTCTTGGTGGTTACAAACGACAGTCCCGATAGACCAACCTTCGAGTCACTAGGCTCTACTTTGAGGCTTTTCTATATAACTGAGGAGGAACTTCATGGGGGTTTTGTATAACAGAAGGTACAGTCTGCTTATTGGTGAGACTAAAGCACAAGGGGTCTTAGTTACTACTGAACCCTTAGAAAGTGATACAGCCTCTGTCAACAATAATGTACTTAATATTGAATTTTCTATCACTAAATCTTATAAAGCTGATGCTAAAAACACAGCTAGGATTACAATTTATAACCTATCAAATGAAAGTATAGATAAGATTGTAAAAGATAATAAAGTTATACTAAAAGCTGGGTATGAGTTCGACGGGATTAGACCTATATTTTTAGGTCAAGTTGAAAACGTTTCCTCAGAAGTTCATGGAGAAGTTGTAAAGACAATAATCAATTGTATAGACGGCTATACTACGATTAGAGAAGGCTTTACAGCAGAAACGTTCAGCCCCACGACTACAGTAGAAACTATACTAAGAACCATAATTACTCAAGACCTTGGGTTTGCTAATCCAAGAATGAATAACGGTAAGTTAGGCCCAAACACAGGATTAGCTAAGATTTATCAAGGTGGTTCTGCTAAGGTAGGGGATAGTGCTGAGATAGTATCAAGAATTTGTTCAGATAACTTCCTTACATGGAATATACGAGATGGGGAAGTGTTTGTATACCCTGTAGATGGTTCAACAGGGATAGAGGTTCCATTAATTAGTGCAGATTCTGGTATGTTAGGAACCCCCCGTAGAGCACAGGACAATTCTAACAAAGCTAAAGACTCAAAAGAATTAAAAGATATTGTTAAGGTAAAAGTTTTACTCCAAGGAGTTTATAATGTCGGGGATTTAGTTAAAGTTGAATCTCTGTTTACTAATGGATTATACAGGATCAGCAAACTAACACACAAAGGGTCTTATGATGGTACTGATTGGGTAACTGATTTGGAACTATCAGAGGGAGTTAAAGTATTATGACAGCAACCTTTACAGAAGCAGTAGATAGTCACATAAATTCAGCACTATCTCTCTTAAGTACGGCTATTCCTGCCAAGATTTTAGCATACAACCCTTCTACACAAAAAGCAGTAGTAAAACCTCTAGTCGAAGTTCTACTAAAAGATAACAGACAGATACCTTATCCAGAACTAGAAGATGTTCCAGTAGTATTTCCTAGTACAAGTAACTCTATGTTATCTTTTCCTATTAATATTAATGATACCGTGTTACTTATTTTCAGCCAAAGGTCTATTGATACTTGGTTAGTTTCTAATAGTACGGAAACAGTAAACCCACAAGACTTTAGAAAGCATGATTACTCAGATGCAATCGCCATTCCGGGGTTGTATAGTTTTCCAAGAGCACCTAACGATCCCCTGAAAAGAACCTTAGTCCACGATACAGATGACCTTGCTATTACACATAACATAGGAGGCTCTACTGAGAACGAGATAAGACTTAAAGCAGACGGTTCAATTAGAATGAGTGCAGGAGCTAACACTAAACTTACTTTAAACTTAGATGGGTCTGTTGTATTAGACGCTCCAACATCACTAACTGTTACAGCACCCGTAACAACTTGGATAGGAGATATCAATCAACAGGGAACATTCACAAGCGATACTGATGTAGTTGCAAACGGTACTAGCTTAGATACGCACACTCATGGTGGAGTAACAACTGGTGGTGGTAGCACAGGAGCACCAAATTAAATGTCAGATTACGGTGATATAAAATTACATTCTGTATCTCATGATATCTTTGTGGAAGGCAATGAACTAGCTATTATCTTAGACACCACAAACGCTATTGTACAAAGGCTGACAATAAAACTTCAGTTTTTTAAAGGTGAGTGGTTTTTAAATAAATTATTCGGTATTCCATATAATCAATCAGTGTTTGTTAAGGGTGCTACTAAAGCTCAAGTAGATTCTATCTTTAGATCACAAATAATAAACACTGAAGGGGTTGAAGAGATAATTAGTTTTAACTCAACATTTGATGCAGCTACTAGAAATTATTCAGTTGGTTTTTCTTGTAGAGCTGTCACAGGTGATACATTAGTTTTGGAGATATAAGTGGCAGGATTAACAGGTACAGGTCTTAGCATTAAAAGGCTTCAAGACATTAGAGATGAAATAACCACCAGACTTACAGGTTTCTTTGGGGAAGGAATTAATACCACAGAAGATTCTGTATTTGGACAAGTTAGAGATTCTGTAGCACCCGGAGAGTCCTCAGTTTGGGAGCAGCTTCAAATAGTATATGATTCTCAGTTTCCTTCAAGAGCAGAAGGACAACAACTAGATGATAACTGTGCAATTGTAGGTGTATTCAGAGGTTCAAATACTCCCACACTAGTAACTGCGTCAATAACAGGTGCTAATAATTCAACGATCCCTATAGGGTACACCGTTGCTATAAATACTACTCAAGAAGAATTTGTAGTTTTAGGTCAGAACGAAATGAATAATGGTGCAGTTACTGCTGCATTAATAAGCGTAGACACTATTACAAACTCAACAACTTACACAGTAACTATTGACAGTATTGCAGCTACTTATAATTCTGATGCAAGTGCAACTGAAGCTGAGATTGTTGCTGGATTAATTGCAGCAATACCAATTGCAATTCCTTCTGTTACTGCGGTTTCTACTATCAACTCAAACGAAATTCAAATAGCCTCAATAGATGAAACATCATCTAAAGAAATACTAATTGATACCAATATTTCTTTTGTACATGTAACTTCCAGAGTCCCTATGAAGTCTAAAAACTTTGGGCCTATACTTGCTCCTGCAAACCAGTTGATTGATATAAAAACTTTTATATCAGGAGTAACGAGTGCTACTAATGTTGAAGCTGGAGTGTTAGGTACTATTGAAGAGACTGACACTATATTAAGAGAGAGAAGGGATTCTGAACTTTCTAAAACAGCGTCTACAGGGGTTAACGCTATAGCAGCTAGAATCAATTTAGTGGATGATGTAAGGTCAACTGTTGTATTAGAGAACTATACAGATTCAGTTGATGGTAACGGATTAACCCCACATAGTATACAGGCTATCGTAGATGGTGGACTTGATGCAGATATTGCAGCGGCTATCTTTGATTCTAAACCTGTCGGAACAGACATGAATGGTGCTGAATCTGTAGCTGTAGTTGACTCAATGGGTATCTCGAGAAATGTACTCTTTGATAGACCAACTTTAGTTCCTATCTACATTGAGGTAACATTAACTAAGTTTGGTACTTATCCTAGTAATGGTGATACTCAAATTAAAGAGAGCCTTGTTCAATTTGGATTAGATAATTTATTTGCGGGGGATGATGTAATTACTTCTAGACTGTATACACCAGTCAACTCAATACAAGGGCATCAGGTAGATAGCTTGTTTATTAGCACTAGTGTTAGTCCAACAGTTTCTACTCCGATTACTATAACATTGACTCAGTTGGCTCAAATTAGTCTAGTTAATATTACGATTGTATAATGACTATTTTAGATCATAAAGTAATTTATAGAGGAAGGTTATTAGAGCAGTACAAAAGCTCTATTAACCTTATAGGTTTAATTGATGCTTTAATAGAAGGACAAGGAGATTTAGAGTTTGTTCTTGACCAACTCTTAAACGAGAGAAGTATCAACACAGCTATTGGAGCACAACTTGATATAATTGGGGAAATTGTAGGACAGTCTAGAACTATTCTAGATGTAACTGGTTTAGAATTCTTTGGTTATGATGGAGCTGCTGGTGACATTGATGGTTATGGGACTTTAGAAGACCCAACTATTGGTGCTAGATACCGCAGTGGTACAGAAGAAACTGGAACTTTTAGAGAGCTTGGTGATGCTGAATACAGGCTCTTTATAAAAAGTAAAGTATATAAAAACGTAGGCTCCCTTACTACGGAGAATTTAATTGAAGCTTTAACCTTTGTATTTGGTGAAAGCTCATTTGTAGGTATTACCGAGAATGGGAACCACAATGTAAGCCTTACCTTGGTTGCAGATGTTCCGGTTTCTACAGCACAACTCTTAGTCACTAATGATGCACTGCCTAGACCAGCAGGGGTGTCTTACTTAGTTTCATTCTTATCTGGTGATGGATTAGTGTTTGCATTCGAAACCTTCCCATTAGGTTCAACTTACGGCACTGTAACTAACCCCACAATTGGTGGCACATTTACTGAGTTAGTTTAAAATTAGGAATAAATATGACTAGAACAACAACTGTTGACAATATATGGGCCTCTGGTGGCTCAGTAGTTGACCCCGGTACTGCTAAAGTTAATTCAGGGTGGGCAGCAGAAATACCCGCTCTTGAAACACAGAACTTTTGGCAAAACAGAGTGGATAAGCTTCTACAAGATATAGAAATACATGGTATTATGCAGTATAGTTCTGTTACAGTGTACGGAATTGGTTCTTGGGTAACTGCTTCTGACAATGAAATTTATAAATCTATTACCTCAAGTAATTCTGGTAATGATCCAGTATCTTCTCCTGTCAATTGGACACCATTTTCTACTATTGTTGCTGTACAAAACGCTACGGAGTCCGTTAAAGGGATTGTAGAGTTATCAAGTTTAGCAGAAACCCAAGTAGGCACAGACGCTACTAGAGCTGTTTCTCCTAAGAACCTTAAAGATGCTCTCCCACAACTTATACCGGATGCTAGTACAGCTACAAAAGGTAAAGTTGAATTAGCAAGTAATGCAGAAACCCAAACAGGTGCAGATGCAGTAAGAGCTGTAACTCCTGCTGGTTTGTTTAGTGTAACTGCTACAGAAACCAGAGCGGGTCTTGTAGAAAGAGCTACAGATGCTGAAGCACTAGCTGGATCAGATACAATCAGGTATATAAGTCCTAAGCAGTTTGTAGATAATGTAGATACTCTTGTACCTTCTGCATCTACAACCCTTAAAGGAAAAGTTGAATTAGCTACAGCTACAGAAGTCAGAGTAGGTACAGACGCTACTAGAGCAGTTACCCCTGCTACAATGGGTTCATTCATGACAGGTTGGATTTTCCCCTTCCCAGCTACAGTAGCCCCTACTGGGTTCGTTGAGGCTAAAGGTCAATTGCTGTCAAGAACAACTTATGCAGAATTGTGGACATGGGTACAAGTTAATATGAGAGTTGTTACAGAGGCTCAATGGGCTGGAGTTGATTCTGGTACATACTCTAGCGGAGACTTATCAACTACATTTAGACTGCCTGAGTTAAGAGGTGAATTTATCCGTGGTTGGGATAATAGCCGTGGTGTGGATTCTGGTCGTGTTGTTGGTACTACACAGACCGATGAATTCCAATCTCACAATCACAGTGTAACAGCTAGTAAGTGGATTGGGGGATATACCGATGATGGTGGAGCACCAGATCAACGTACTACACAACAAACTTTCAACACTGCATCAACAGGTAGTACCGAAACAAGACCTCGTAACGTTGCAATGATGTTCTGCATTAAAGTATAAGGAAGAGAAGTGAATGACTAGACAAGTTTATAACGATACATGGGCTTCTGGCGGGGCTATAGTCGATCCCGGTGCTATTAAATATACTGTTGGTTGGATTGTAGAGGCTCCACCCCTTGAACATGCTAACTACTGGCAGGGTAGAACAGATGAAATGCTGCAACACCTTGAACGTAATGGTATAGCAACTTTTGATGCAACATCAGTTTATGAGTTAGGGGGTTATGCAAGAGAAGGTACAGTCACTTACAGGTCTTTGGTTGTAACTAACACAGGTAATTTACCTTCTACAAGTCCTGCACAGTGGGTTCAAGCTTTCCTTATTCCCGGTAATAACTTAAGTGATTTAGCTGATGCACCTACAGCAAGAACAAACTTAGGTGTTGATGTAGCAGGGACAATTAACTATGTCCACCCCAACCATTCTGGAGATGTAACCTCTGTAGCTGATGGTGCTACCACTATTTCCTCTAATGTAGTAACTAATACTAAGCTTGCTGATATGGCAACAAACACCATTAAAGGTCGTATTGGGGCTGGTACAAATGATCCACAAGACCTTACTGGTGCTAATGTAAGAACTATTATCAATGTTGAGGATGGTTCTACTGCTGACCAAACAGGGGCAGAGATTAAGGTTGCATATGAAGGTGAAGCAAACACTAATGCGTTTACCGATGCAGAACAAACAAAGTTAACTGGAATAGAAACAGGTGCTACCGCTGACCAGACTAAGGTAGATATTGATGCCTTGGAAATTGATGCAGGGACTTTGGATGACTTAGACAGCATTCAGTTCTTACGGTCTGATGTTGATGATACGATGACTGGTGAGTTAATATTTGAGAGAGGTAGTGATTCTTTTCTTCTCTCAAAAGATTGCACTACCACTACCCACCAAATTAAAGAGTTATATACAGAAACAGGAACAAAGTACAATGTGCGACCTTATCCTCTTGGTGTTGCAGCTTCCACAAAAGACTTCGGCTACGATTTCACTAACACTCGATGGTTCTTTGATGAATCCCCGTATGTAGGTGCTAACGCTGTACTAGATGCTGGTGATCTTGGTGTAACTGTACAAGGTTATGATGCTCAAACATCTAAGACGGATGTAGCTGAAGCACGAACTGCTGACATAGTTCTCAATGACACTTTTGCTATAGAGTTCGGCACATTAGGCGCAGAGAGTAGGCTTTACTCAAACGGTACTAACACTTATTGGAACATGATAGGTGCTGCTAACGATCTGTACATTCAAAGTGTAACAGTAAATAAGTTCTTATTCGATGGTTCTCTAGGTGACTTCCATGCTGACGGTGATGTAATCGCTTCATCTACTTCAGTTGGTTCTGATAGAAAGATTAAGAAAGATATACGTCCTATTGAAGATGCCTCTAGTAAGTTAGATAGTTTAGTAGGTGTTCAGTACAACCTTAAAAAGTCTGGTAAAGCAGACGCAGGACTTATTGCTCAAGATGTACAGAGTGTTCTACCTGAAGCAGTTAAAGAAGTTGCTTTCTTAGATGGTGAAGAAGGTGAAACTTACCTTTCACTTAACTACAACGCTGTCATAGGTTTGTTAGTAGCTGGTTTCCAAGAAGAAAAAGCTAAACGGATAAATCTTGAAGAACGTTTGAGTAAACTGGAGGAATAATATGTCAATTGTTGCATCAGGACAAGTGTCAATACAAGATTTAGTAACTGAGTTTGGGGGTACTGCCCCTCATAATTTAAGTGAGTATTACCGTGGGGGAGCTTATGTAGATGATATCACTAATAATAATAGTGTGCCTCTGTCTGGAGAAATACAACTAAAGGACTTCTATGGGGCTGGTAATGTAATTACCTACACTGTAACAGAGGCATATGAACTCCAAGCGGGTATTATGTCTGCTACGGGGTATTGGACTGCTAATAAGGTGGTAAACGTTTATAATAGAGCAGAGTTTTCTACATCATTTACTACTACCAAAGGTTCAAGAACACCAACTACATTATTCGGAGTAACAGTGCAAGGGCTTTACTATACTTATAATGTAAAAGCCCCCAACGATTTCTTTCAAGTGATTCTTCAAGGGACTAGAGCTAAAACTTTCTTTGAGTCTGCTACTCCTCAAGGGGCTGCAACTCTCCTCACTTCAGCTTGCGATCACGCCTACTTTGAGAGTTCCACTATTTACAGTTGGCTTCAAACCAAACCGGGAGCTTGGGATGGTTCTGGGACAAGAACAGTCACAATACTCTAACTAATAAGGTAAAATTATGCACATAAATTACACGTTTAAGGTTAACGCATTCTCTGTAGAGAAGGGAGTTATTAGTGTTACATACCTTCCAGTTGATCTTTCGCTGGAATTGAAACCGAAACACCACACGCAATTAGGTATAGATAAGCAGATTATGATAGACTACTCTACAGGAGTTATTACTTCAGATGAGTTTAAGAGTCTTGTCCGTAAAGCTATTGTAGATGCTGATGGGCAACCTCAACACGAGTGGAACGAAACTCTCGCTGCTAGAACATTAACTGTTCCCCCTGAAGTAGAGGGAATGTTGGGTTTTGAGTGGCCTACGGTTACTGAAGCTGAGTCAAGTAATATATCCCCGGAGGTGATGTAACATGGCTGATTGGAGATTCTTATCGAACTATAGCCTTCATAGTAATAATCAAGATTTGATGATTTCACATTGTAAACCTAAGTTTGGAGATGCCTTTAGCCCAGTAGTAAGCCCTTTAACAATACCAACTCAGGTGGTTTCTGTTAACTGGTGTGTAAGTGGTACAGTTAAGTGGTACTCAGCCGATATGACTTTTATAGCAGAGTATGGGGCTGGAGTGAAGATGACAGTACCAGACCCTTCTCATGTAGCTATGGGTCAGGTGGTTCTAGTAGCTTCATCTGATGATGTAGAATACTACTGCTTGCGAGGGTTAAAACAATTCTACACTGGAGACATAATAAATCTAAAACCAAACCAAGAAGTAGAGATACCTCTCATTCCTTCTAGCGGTCTTTTTGTAAGTGAAGGAAGCATCATAACTTCTAGTAAGGAACACAATAAAGGAGCTTTGTTAAATAATCTCGCTCAAAAAACAAGCCTAACCTTTAAAGGTGGGGAAGCGGGTGCAATGGTAGCTTCATTTAATAACCTATGAAACCTTTAGTCTGGAAGGAGGAATGGATAACTCGCAACTTCGAAGATGGAAGACCCCCACCTAAAACCCTTAAAAGAGTTATAGATGGTGTCCCTTTTACTTTTGAATGTAGCCGGTGTCATTATATAACTTCTGAAGGTAAGAAAGCTTATATAGTGACTTGGTGGTGGGGGCCAGATTTGCATACCTTCAAACACGTTGCTATTGGAAGTAAGAAATCTATATATCCTAACATAGAGCGAGAAGTCAGAGTAGGTAAATACTTAGCTAGAAAGAACAATAGATAGCTTTATATTGAGAGGTAACTGTGAAAGAACTTGTAATATTAGTACATGGGTTTAATGTGTGGGATGGAGGAATATCAACAGTGGGGAAACTAAGACCTTTCTTTGCTGAAGAAAGATACCCGTATATTATGATTGACTATGGAACTTTTGATATAGTAAAAACCTATCTCAAAAATAAGAAGGTGGCAAAGGAATTAGCTACTGCTTGTGAAAATGCAAAGCTTAGTGGATATGAAGTTATAGTTGTTGGACATTCTAATGGGTGTACAATTATAGATATAGCTTCTAAGGAGTTTAACGCACCAATTAAGAAAGCGGTATACATCAACCCTGCACTGAATAAAGATAAAGAGAGAAGCCCTACTGTCGGTTCTATAGATGTTTGGCACTCTCCTTCAGATAAGCCTGTTAAATGGGCAAAGCTCTTACCTTTCCATCCTTGGGGAGAAATGGGAGCTACTGGTTATATCGGTGAAGACCCTAAGATTGTTAACTACAACAAAGAAGATATGAAGTTGTCAAGTTCAGAACATAGTGATATGTTTAGCACAGAGCTTTTACCCTTCTATGGAAGACTAGTTGTTAAAACTGCACAACAACAATAAAAAGAAACCAGTACCCCCTTTAACCACCTATGGAGAAATCTGTAGGTGGTTTTTTGTCCTTGGTTATATACTCAAACGGTTTTTAGTTTAAAAGGTTATAAAAATAAAGCTTGCAATTTTGTAAATGTGTGCTATATTAAATGAACTTAACAAAAGCGAGATTTTATGTATACCTTATTAATGATTTTTGTATTAGGGAATACTACTACAGGAGCCTTGTATGTAGTTGATAAGTGTGCTACATTAGAAGAAATAAGAATATTTGAGAGTGAAGTTGCAACCTCCTCTGGAGCTGTATACTTAACATGCTATAAATCTCAAACAAAAGGGGATATAACTTAATGGATAAAATAAAGATTGACTTATCAAGAGAAGAGGCAGTATTAGTATCAGCCTTACTAGGACATATAAATGTTGGCAAAGGTACATACAACACTTATACTCTTGTTAATAAACTTGTAGAAGTTTTTGAAATATGTGATGATGAACTTTCAGAAGAATATGATTGTTTTCATTTTGTTCCAAGAGAAATTACAACTAGCCTTGACATTAATAACAGACATACTATAGACTTGATGAATATGGAAATCATCTACAGAAAAGGGTAAATTATGGCAGGACAACAAGGGAGATTCTTTAGACCAAAGCCAAAAGCTTTGAAGGGTACGCCATATGATTCCATGACAGAAAAAAGATTACATGAAGGAGCATTAAAGACTTGCACTTTCCACTCTGTTAAGATACCATACCACATAGAACATCAATATGAGCCTGACTTCATTGTTAAGGTTGGTGATAAGATCATTTATATTGAAGTTAAGGGTTATTTCCAAGATAGAAGTGAGACTCAGAAGTACAATTGGGTAAAGAAAGCTTTAAAGCCTATGGAAGAACTTGTATTTGTGTTTGAGAAACCAGATAAACCCATGCACTTTCAAGCTAAAAGGAAGGATGGGACTAAGATGACACACAGAGAATGGTGTGTTAAACAAGGTTTCAGAGTATTTAGTGAAGAAAATGCTGGACAAATTATGGAGGAACCTGTATAATGGCAAAAATAGATATACGAGAAATTGATGAAGATGAAGAAATTACAGAGATTTACTTTACAGATGATGAATATTTGAGTATACTAGAGTCTAACGTATTCTATGTACATTCAGATGGTAAGAAGATTCCAATATTCCTAGAGTCCATACCTAATATGATTGTAGCTCTTGAACATGCTAAAGCCATATGGGAGGAGCATTAGTGAGTGATTACAGGGTATTCATGAAGACCTTAAAGGGTCGTACAAGGGTTATAGCTCTTACAGGGTGTGGTACTATAGAGGACACTATGCAGTACGTTAAAGAACACAGGAAAGACCTAGAAGACGCTATAGGAGCACCATTAAAAGCTAAATCACCAGTGCTAATTGAGATTGTTGGTGGTAAGAGTTAAAAAGACTTTTAATAACTTGAGGATATCAGGTTGTTTAAAGAAGACCTTAATAATCATGAGGTTATTGGGGAAAAAGAGAGTAGAAGAAGAGTAGACCCATAAACTACTGAAGCTTATTGCTTACTAGGGTAGATAAGAGGGTGTTAATCAGGAATCTATTAAGAAATCTAACAGGAAAATGAGAGGTATTTTTATATGACTAATACAGCAAAGATTGAACTAGCAAAAGAACAACCAGTAATGGGTACACACGGGCAAGGTGTTAAGTTTAAAATTACAAACGCTACTGTGATGTATGTAAAGAATGTAGGTTATGGCGCACTTAAGTTTGGTGAAAAGGAGGTTGAAGATAAACCTTGGGTTAATCATCAATACGAAATGGACATTCTAATTTCTCCAGAGATTAAGAAAGTTCTTCGTGAAGCTCACAAACCAACTAGTATCAAAGAGTTTACAGCAGAGGAGTTCAAAAAAACCTTTAAGATTGATCCCCCTTTTGAATCTGATGAATATATTGTTACTAAGTTCTATAAAGAAGCTTATTGGAAAAGTGGCTCTAGTAAGGGTGACGTAGCTCCTAGAATTGACTTTAAAAAGATGGGAACAGGAGAAGACCTTAAGGAAGTCGGTATTGGTAATGGTTCGGTTGCAAGCTTCCTTGTTGAAGTTAAGCCTTACAAAAATGACTTTGGTACAGGAACTTCTGCACGACTAGGTTCAGTGTATGTAACTGATCTGGTTCCTTATGCAGTTGGTGGTAGTAACGATGACGCAGAGTTCGGCATGACTGCTCCTCCAGAAGAAAAATCCTCTGGTGGTGATGATGACGAGTGGGATGATGCGTAAGACATAGAGTAAAAACGGAAACCCTACATAAGGTATATACTTTGTGTGGGGTTTTCTTTCCTATAAAATAAGGTAATTACATGAATAAAATATATGATCCCGAATATGGGTTCTTTGATGCTGATCCAATTGTTTACAGAGCTGGCTTTTCTTCACAAAAGACTAAGTATTTCTATAGAGACCAAAAGGGAGAGATAGTAAGCCCCTTGATTTCTTCTGCAAAAGAAGCTAAAGTCTGGTTACAAGATCAGGAAGAGTTCGATCTGGATGTATCTCAATATACTAGAGAGAAAACTATAGAACATCTTTCTGAGGCAAAAGCACTAAAGAAACTAGATGATATTATTAAAGAATACCGTAAAATGGCTGGGCCTAGTGTTAAACACTTTAAAGGTTTCTTAACTCCATCAGGGGATAAGCACAAAGCTATTAAAGGTATTGAAGATGAATACCAAATGTCAAGGATTAACACTCCTAAACCAAAACACCATGAAGCCTTGAAAGCATATGCAGCTTCTAAAGATTTTATTATCACAAGTCCACTTGGATTTGAAGCTGATGAATTACTTATTCACAATGCTGAACAAAAAGGTGCTAATGGTGTAGTAATAAGTATTGACAAAGATATGTGTATAGCGGAAGATACATGGGTTATTCATGTCCAGAAAGATGGTTCAGGAAAACCAGTGTGGAATACCTCTCTAGGACATTTAGAGTTATATCAAAAAGGGACTGACGTTAAAGGAGTAGGTGGAGGTTTTAAGTTTTTAGCTTACCAAGCTGTAGCTGGAGATAGAAGCGATCATTACTTTGGAATCAAAGGAGTTGGTGCGGTCACAGTAGTAAACCTTATTAAGGACTGTGAGACCCACTCAGAGGTCGTAGAAGCCTGTTTAGAGCTGTATACGGATACCTTTGGTGAATCGTATAGCTTTACCTCTTGGGACGGTCAGGAGATGATTAAGACCCCTCTGGAGATGCTTCAGATGCACTTCTTATTACCTTATATGGACAGAGGCCCAAAAGACCCCGGTTTTGATATTATGAAGTATTTATAATGGAGATAACACAGGAGTATCTATTTGAGAGTTAATACTAATAAACAAGAGCTAGAAGATGGAGTTGTAATTGATAAAGACTTTGCCTGTATCTTAAAGGGGTGTGAAAGCTCCGATGCAGGAAGCCTCTGGAAACATTCAGATGGTAGAGTTAATTATCATTGCTTCTCCTGTGGAGGTAAGATATACTCAGTTGATCCAGATACAATGGAGCGTAAACAAACAGATAAATATGTGGAGGAAGAAATAAATATGGAGGACGTAGATGTAATCACGAAGGAATTCGACAGTGACAGTTTGAAAACTCGTAGGATCAAGAAAGAAATTGTAGAAATGTATGAAGTGAAAGTAGGCTATGATGACAATGGTAATCAGGATGCTCACTTCTACCCTACAAAGGTTGAAGGGAAGACAGTTGGGTACTCTAAAAGAGAAACATATCAAGAGTGGGATAAGAAGGTACAAAAGAAGCCTGAACTACTTGGTGTTATGAAAAAATTCTCTACAGTAGGTTATGCTAAGACAGATGTAGACTTGTTTGGGCAACACTTATACCCAGCAGTTAGAGGTTCTAATGGTTTCAAGACCAGAATATTAGTTACAGAAGGTCAAGAAGATGCTCTAGCTGGTTGTGCTATGATAGCTCATAAGGGTAAGAATATAGAACACTACCCTTTTGTGTCTGTTGTAGGAGGTACTGAAGGCGGTATTAGGAACCTTAAATCTAACCTTAAATATGTATCAACCTTCGATGAAATATACTTATGTGTCGATAATGATGATGCAGGAAAGAAATTCGAAGAGGAAGCTTGTAAAGTTCTTCCTGTAGGCAAGGTAAAGATTGTAAGAGTTAATCCTAAATATGGTAAGGATTTCAGTGACCTATGGAATAAAGACTCTGCTTCTGAACGTGAAAGAGGCTGTGATATGTTCTGGAATAGCCTCTGGAATGCTGAATCTTATAGTCCAGCAGGGATTAAATCTTTATCTGAAGGTTGGGAAGACTATATCCACCGTGGTGAAGACCCACTAATTCCTTTTCCAGATAGCTTTGGAGACCTTAATGCGGCTACTTGTGGAGGTTATGGAGCTGATGGAGAGATTATTAATATCGCTGCACCATCTTCAGTAGGGAAGTCTTTATTCACTAAGGAAATGATTTATACAGCACTAAAAACTACAGAGCGTGTTATCGGTGTTATCTCTCTTGAAGAAACCTTACCAGAGTTTCTAGAGGGCATGTTGAGTATTCATATGAGTACACAGCTTAATGAGATTCCTTTTGATGAACGTGATAGAGTTACTGAACGTGCTAAGTTTGATGAACTTCTAGCTATCAATAATGAAGGTGGAGCTGACCGTATACACTTCTTAGATGATCCCGGTGCTTGTAAGGGTGAAGACGATTTATGGGATAAAGTTGATTTCTTGATTAAAGGGTTAGATTGTTCCATCATAGTGCTTGATCCAGTTACACTAGCCTTATCATTGGGACTAGATGAAGACGAGTATAACGCTACACTGGTTAAGAAGGTTAAGCGTCATAAACTTGCTTGGATTAATGTACACCACGTTCGTAAGAATGGTGGAGGCGGTACAGCTAACTCTGAGGGTGCTGATTTAGCAGAAGAAGATATTAAAGGGTCTGGTTCACACTTCCAGACAGGAATGATTAATATCATATTAACTCGTAATAAGGTTCATGATAATCAAATTGTTAAGAATACCACTAAGATTAAAATGCCTAAATGTAGAAGGCATGGAAAGAACACTGGTGTTGTAGGTTACGCATTCTATAATGGAGATACTGGTAGGTTAGAAAAAGGTATAGACCCTTCTGATATACTTGAAATGGAAGCAAGTAATGTTAACAATGAAGATGAAGCTGAATGGGA